CATCATCCAACGGGTTCGAATACCAAATCGACGAGCAAGATGAAAACATCGTCAAAAGCAGGAGGTGGTGTGTCCACCTTCCTAAAAAAGGAAAATACAAGTACGTCGTGAATGTTCAGCCGAAAAAGTCACCGAGTATGGTTTATCTTCACAGAGAAATATCTGGGGCTCTTCCAGGGCAACTTGTGGATCACATCAATGGAGACACTTTGGACAACAGACGCCAAAACCTGCGCATCACAACGCAACGTCAGAACCAGGCAAATCAGAGAAGGGTCAGGGGTGCTGTCCCATACAAGGGAGTCACATTTGAAAAGGGAAAATACAGAGCAAGGATTCGACGTAACGGTAAAAAGATATGCTTAGGATTTCACGAAACACCAGAAAAGGCCGCGGAAGCTTACGCCAAATCTGCCTTGGAAGTCTTCGGAGAGTTTGCGTTCTCAAACTATAACAACTGACCAAATGAAACTGCACCAAATTTTAGAGAAGATCCGACGGGCTGTCCTCGGAGACACCACACCAGAACCAACGCAGCCTTTGCTGACATTTCTGGAACCAAAACCGAAACGCCGGCGCCGGTACATCGGGCGACACGCTCGCGGAGACATCAAAACGGTGAACGGAGAAACCCTGGTTTTCTGGCAGTACAGCGGGACGTATCAGTACTGGGTGAGCACTGAAAAATATCAGCAAATGCTCCAGCGCGAACTGATGAAAGCCTCGAAAAGAAAGGCCAAATCATGAAGACAAACATCAAAAGATCGGCCTTCCGCAAAGTCTGGGAGCCACTGACAAGCGAAGAACTGGCAGCCGCAGGCCTGGACTTGCTGGACATCAAGCGCAACGCCAGGCAGATCGTTGAGCGCGGCCTTCAACGCGGATTTATTAGCCACGGTGGCTACACACAATTTCTTGCCGCAGGTAGGGCTACAGGCGGCAGGAAAGCGAAAGCAAGCGAGCCGGCACTCCGTGTGGAGACCGCTGGATAACAAACCGCCCACCCTGGGGGAATGTGGACCCTCGGGGTGGGCAACTCCACACCAGTCACCTACCATGGGAACCTCACTATATTTCCGAGACGGGTTTTCAGATAAGAAGCCGGCCGTCTATTCGCGCACAAAGCGGCTCCTTGACGATGGCTACGCGGATCGAACGAAGGCATCTAAGAAAAAGTCCGACAACAGGAAGCGGTCTCGGAAGGCTAGGATCGAGCAGGACACCAAGGCCAAGATCTTGAACCTCCGCGGATCTCTACTGACCCGGATTCGATTTCACCTGGGGCGTGGTCGGGACGCCGGAGACATCGCAATTCGAGAAAACCTCAGAACGTCGGTAGTTAGGTCGGCCATCGACCAAATCCAAAAGGAAGCCCATGTCTGAGCTTGTACTCGACCAGGATTTATGCTTGGTCCAAGAGTGTGAACATCACACAAGCCCGGAAGCGGGTCATGGCCGTTGGATGCTCCCATGGCAACCGGGCAAACCAGGACGCCCTTGCAGCGGTCCTCTTATTCCGCGAGCAGTTCAAACCCGACGAGGTCATTCACCTGGGCGATGCCTACGACCTGGCCAGCCTACGGGCGGGCAGCCTCAACAACGCCAACGACTCGGACGCCGCCGATGATTACCTCTCCGACATCGACGAAGGACGCAAATTCCTCGACGCCCTCAGACCAACCGTCTTCTGCCTCGGAAACCACGACGAGCGGGCCAAACGATACCTCAGCCACCACAACGCCGTCGTGCGCGGTTACGCCGAGGCCGTCTGGACCCGAATGCTCGAACCCATTACCAACCACTGCCGGGTCTTCATCGACTCCCACACAGTCCTTCCACAGTCCTGGTTCCGCCTGGGCGGCTACTCCTGGGGACACGGAATTCTCTACAGTGAAAATTTCCTGCGAGACACCGCCGAGACCTGGGGCAATACAGTCGTGGCACACGCGCACCGCGCCGGAATCGCCACAGGCCGCCGAGCCGACAACCCACAATGCCTTTCCCCTGGAACCCTTTCCGACCTGCCTTGCATGGAATACGCCCTCCGGCGCCGATCCACGCTCGCCTGGTCTCACGGAATCGTTTTCGGGGAATACACTGACACCACTGCACAACTTTATTTACACCGATGGAACCAAGGAGAGAAACAATGGAGTCTGCCGAGCTTCTGAGGCTGATCCGAAACGCAGTCGGCAACAAACCGGAGACCGTACCACCAGGCTGGAGAACAGCGCGCGACCTGGCGGAGGAGTGGGGGATCCAGATAGGGCAGACGCTGAAACACCTACGGGAAGGGATGGCAGCCGGTGTGATCGAATTCCGGAAATTCAGAGTGGAAAATGGTCAACGCGGAGTCTACCCGGTCCCACACTACAGAGCGAAACAATGAGCCAGGACATTGTCTCCCAAACCATCCAGGAGCGCGGCAAAATCTACGGTGAGCCTCATCACTCCCACAGGAACATCGGACTCGCCTGGACGGGCCTGATCCAGCAGCACTACGGCATCACGCTCGAACACCCGCTCCCAGATTTCGTGGTCGAACTAATGATGTCCGCATTCAAAATTCACAGGTCGGCCAGGGTATACCACCCGGACAACTACGTTGACCTTCGAGCATATGCCGCCTTCGCAGAACACGCCCAACGAAATCCAAATGAATCCTACCAAATTCCGCAATCGTAAGAAGCACACAATAGAGGTCGAAGTCATCGGAGAAGCCGAGATGAGAGTCGGTGAAATCAAGTCCCGCATCACGGTCTACACCCGCGGAGGAAAGCTCTACGCCAGGACACAAGCCGAGTTCGCGGACAAATTTGAACCGATTTCTGTCCGGTAATTTATCTTGCATCAAGACATCGGAGAAGCACAGTCCACCCATCAGCGCAAGCCGTAGGAAGCGAACGCTGAAACCCACAAGAAGGAATGAGACATCACTTTGACCCCACCCAATCCTGGAACCTTGGCGGCCGTCCTTCCCGTCATTTCCTACCCAGGACTTGGGTGGGGTTTTTTACCCGATGAACTCAGAACAGAAAAAAGACAGTAGGAAGGCACCGGCGTTTCAATTATTCGCCGACGACTTTTTGTCAGGAACGGCCGAAATGACGACCGAGGAGGTCGGAGCCTATATCAGGCTGCTTTGCCATCAATGGACGAAGGGCGGGCTTCCGAACGATCAAGACAGGCTTGCAAGGATGGCAGGCCCAATGGCATTGCCATCGCTTTGCTATGTCATTGCCAAGTTCTTGCCAGGAGACGATGGACTGCTTAGACACCCAAGACTTGAAAAGATACGAGCCGAGCAGGAGGAGTTTCGTCGCAAGAAGAGCCACTCTGGTAGTCTAGGGGCTAAAAACAGGTGGCAAAGATGCCAAACCGATGGCAACGCCATAGCAAACCCATTGGCAGAGCCTATGGCAAACGACATGGCAAACGATAGCTCTCCATCTCCTTCTCCTATTATTACAACTAAAGAATACGTCCCCTCCGAAGTTGAAATCGAGAAGGAGGAGACCAAGCGGGAAGCCAACACCATCCTGGAGACCCTCAATGAAGTCTCAGGTCGCAAGTTCAGACTCACAGACACCAACCTGGGACTGATCCAAGCACGACTTAAAGAGCCCGGTGTGGACCTGGAAGGGATGCTCAAGATGGTTCGACGCCAGGCTGCAATCTGGATGCCCGACCCAAAAATGTCGGAATACGTGAGACCCGAGACTCTATTCGGAAAGAAGAAGTTCGACTCCTACTATGGCTCCAGGGAGCTTCCAATCCCGAAGAACCAGCAGCAGCAGGAAACGCAAACCTACCCCAAAGGCTACGAATGGATGGCCGATAAAAGAGACTGGAGGCACGCGCTATGACCTGGCCCAACCCATGCAACAAAAAGCTGGACCGTGAGAAAATCCAAAGGCTCCAGTTCGAGAAGGAATGCTTCAAAACTTGGTGGGACGCTACCGTTGACGTCAACTGGAGCCAGGAGGTCCAGGAATTCGCGCTCGTAGTCGCCTGGGAAGCCTGGAAAACCCGAGGAACATCACCCCATGCAGACTGACCCCTACCTAGCAGAGAGCGACGAGCTCGGGATCCTCGGGGCATGTCTCCTGGGCGGCATCGACACCTCCTCCGACGCCTTGGGCCAGGTCACGACCTCAATGGTCATCTCCGACCAGGTGCGGGACTCTCTGGAGGTTATCGAGACCATGGTGCGGGAAAACTCCAGCCCGAGCCTGGAGACGATCGGCAAGGCCTGGTCGAAGGTCAAAGGCAAGGTTCCGGCTCCTATGGACATCTGGATG